TAATTCTTTCAAATATACCATATAACTCATAATGAAATTATCACGAATCATTTTATCAAATACGACGCCCGTGTATTCTTTATCCATGATGTCCGGGTCGCGATAACAACGGTCGAGTAAAGCGCAATCGGTTTGAACCTTCCGAATAGAACGCATAGACGTATTCAAATAATCGAGTTCTCCAATCCACTTTCTTAAAAAGGACATTGCGCCGCCACTTATAATAGAAACCAGTTTCTCTTTATCGAATAGAATGATTTGGTTTAACAAATCCACAAGGCGTCGTATAGGGCTCGTTATGTGAACGTAGGATTTCGTTTTCATAAAATCGTGTTTGATGTTCGTCTTGCCGTCAAAGGCGACATATTGTCCTATTGTATTGTTCCAGGACTGTATAACGCGAACTGTATCTTCGTCCATTCCAGAAATTGTATTTATTACAGGATTAATGTAATTTACGGAACGAAAAACCCCACTATTATACTCAAAAAGTCGGTCTGCACTGTGCGTGTTCATGAAGACCATCCAATGCGAAATAACATCGTGACTATCGAAAACGTTCGAATTCATTTTCTTAGATAAATCCAAAAGGGTATTGTAATTCAAATCGTCGTGAAGGCCTGGTTCTTCATAATAATAATTACGCGAAACTTCGATCAAAACGTTCTTATATTGAATATCTCGAACCCCCTGATCTCCAATAATAAACTCCATAACAAACGCAAATCGCGGCTGCTTTTGTTGTAAACTACATAAGGTATCTGACAAAATAGTAGGAAGCATAGGACGTCGACGATCCGGGAGATAAATTGTCGCAACGCGCTTACTAAAAGAATCCCATAGACCCAATGTCTCTAACCAAAGATAAACATTTGCAATATAAATGCTGACTCTATGCTCGCCATTAGCCAGAGTTTGAATACCATAACCGTCATCATAATCCGTACTTGTTTTTGGATCAATCGTGAAAACGTAGCGATCGCGTCGGTCTTCGATTTGAAATTCAGGGTTACTTAGTATTTGATCTACATATTCATCAGTGGTTTTCTTATTCAATTCCTGACGCGTTTTGTTCGTAAAATCAGTCAAACTGACGTGTAAACTTTTGCAATAGAGTTGATATTCATAAAATACTTCCAGATTATCTACGTCACCCAACGTCTCAAGTAAAAGTCCATGTGGATGTTTCTCGGTCCAGCTATCAAATTTAAACACGACGTATTTATTTTTCTGTACTTTCGAGAACCCTACTTTCACGTCATAAGGAACCAAGAAAGGCGGGATGTGTTTGTCATCGGGAATACACTTATAGAGAAGCCGTTTCTTGTTCGCTGTTCTTCCGAAGGTCTTATTATTTTCGAGCATAAGAACGCCCGCCATAGAAACCGCGGATTTTACGTAGGATTTAATGACTTTATGTCTATCATTTTCTATGATGAATACATCGCGACTAAATAACTTATCCGTTGAAGGATGAATTGCTTTTAATGCTGGACAATCCTCAGCATTAAGAACAGCATTCGTCTCATGACAATGAAAATCCCAAGAAGTATAATTTTTATCAGATATAAGTATTTTAATTTCTTTCATGGATTAGTTTCTATTGTAATGTTTAATTTATTTATCTATTTAATCAATTTTGTAAGAACCTTTCATACGCAAAGCGCCTTTCTCTTTTAAAAATTTAGAGCATTCTTTGTAATTTTGGTTATTGGATAATAACTTTATGCTCATAATATTATTAATAAAATTGCCTCTATCCTTGTTTGCGCCGGCATTTAGTGCGTCATATGAAAATCCATAGGTCGTTTGATATTGAAATGTATCAGGTATCGGGGAACAAACTACAATGGAAACGTTTTCTTGCTTCAAATAGTTTGATAAATAAAAATCATCGGAAAGGTAACAAGATTTTGGCGCCGCCAATAACTCCCGTTGGTCAAAATTAGAAAGAAAGCGCGATTTATACAAAACGCCCGTGCAACCCAATAGATATTCGCCATAAAATACATATTCATCAATATCTTTTCTATAAACCACACCTTCATATTCATCAACTGTTCCTGATATTACGCTATCCTTGTTTTTTTCAGAACAGTTCAACAATCTCTCTATCATTGTTCTCGAATATACAGTATCATCATCAATAGATATTAAAATAGTTTCCGGGTCTGTATAAAGTAACGCAGCGGGAACTATTTTTGTAGCTGGTCCGATATCTTCGCATCGGTTTATTCGTATTAGATTATTATTTTTTATAAATTCTGGTATATCATCATAAGTAGACCCGTCCCTTTTAAAAACGTTAGGCAAATTCAAAACTATTTTATCGGGTTTCATAGTTTGTTCCATAATACTATTTATCACGGATTCTATTTTCGGAAGACGAATTGGAGAGGTAGTAAGCGTTACGACAACATTAGGATATTTTATTTTTAGTTCGTTTGTATCTAATTTTAAAGAAGAATAAAAAGTATAATTAAAAATATGGAAAAACCGATATTTTCCGTCATAAACAACATATGCTAAAATTAACAATAAGATAAGCAATACAACTGTAAGTGAAAAAATATATTTTGCTTCCATTTACAATATAAATATATTTTATAATCAGATAAACACATATCTCGTGTATAATATAGCAAATGCCACCGAAATTTTATAAAAAGAAAACGTATACGTCGACAAAGACGGAAAAAATAAATTACGACGCCACGTTTTTAATCATCGTAGAGTCGCCATCCAAATGTAAAAAGATTGAGAGTTTTTTGGGAACCGACTATTGTTGTATTGCGTCGAAAGGACACATCAGAACATTAGATGGTCTAAAATCAATAGACACGAAAGGAACATTTGAGCCCGCGTTCACAGTCATTGACGAAAAAAAAGAACACGTCGAATTTATGCGCGAGGTAATTAGTAGGTTCTCAAAATCCAATATTATTTTGGCATCCGATGATGATCGAGAGGGCGAGGCAATTGCGTGGCATATATGTAAAGTGTTTGGTCTTCCTGTGGACACTACGCCGCGTATTGTTTTTCATGAAATTACGGAATCAGCTATCCGAAAGGCGGTTGGTTCACCGGGTCGAATTAATATGAATTTGGTACAAGCACAACATGCTCGACAGGTTCTCGATATTATTGTGGGTTATAAAATTTCACCTTTTTTATGGAAGTATCTATATCATAACAAATCAAATTCACTCTCTGCGGGTAGATGTCAAACTCCCGCACTACGACTAGTATACGATAACGAGAAGGAGAAAAAAGTATTTGAAATGAAATATAAAACCATGGCTAAATTCTTCTCTTTGAATAATCAGTTTGAATTAAATTACGAATTTGAAGCTGAAGATTGTATCGTCGAATTCCTAGAGAAATCCAAGACATTCAATTATTCATTAAGTGTAGGTTCTCGAAAAGAATCAAAACGAAAACCACCGAGTCCGTTTACTACATCCCGGCTTTTACAAACGGCTAGCAATAATCTTCATATTTCGCCGAAAGAAACCATGTCATTATGTCAACAGCTTTATCAAGAAGGATATATTACTTACATGAGAACAGAAAGCGCGAAATACTCCAGTATTTACTTGGATCAATGCAAAAAGTATATAACAAATAACTATGCAAAGCAGGAATATCTCGGCGATTTGTCGAACTTAGAGAATAAGGACGTAAATAATCCACATGAGGCGATTCGCGTTACGCACATCGAAACGACTTGCATAAAAACGGATAATAATCGTTTGGCGTGTATGTATAAACTTATTTGGAAAAACTCCATTGAAAGTTGTATGTCTGAAGCAATATATAATTGCACTACGATAAAAATAACAGCGCCTCTTGAAAAATATTATTCTTCTACGATTGAGGTGCCCGTTTTTCTTGGGTGGAAAATAATCGGAGAAAAAATAGACATCACCGAACTCCAAACGATAGCAGGTTCTCAAATTATGAGATTTCAATCTCAAGAAAGGTCGGGCGGCGCGTTTACACACAATACAATTGAATCTACTTTCGTAGGAAGAAACAAACACCAAAGATATACTGAAGCCACACTTATTCATAAACTAGAAGAGCTAGGTATAGGTAGACCATCTACTTTCGCAACAATTATAGAAACAATTCAAGAGAGGGGTTACGTAGCAAGAACAGACGTTGAAGGAGAAAAGGTAAAATGTAAGGACTTTGTGTTATCTGGAAATGTTCTCAAAATCAACGAAACAGAAAAGACATTTGGCGGTGAAAAGAACAAGCTTGTTCTTCAGAATGTGGGGGCACTTACAATAGAATTTTTAACATCACATTTCGAGAACATGTTTTCTTATACATATACGAAGACAATGGAAGACGAACTCGACCGAGTTTCGTCAGGAGAAGAAAAGGAATGGGCGGCGATATGTAAGAGATGTTATGAAGAAATAAAGGAACTATCCAAACCTATCGCAAAGTTAGAAAAACAGATATACAAAATAGATGAAAACAACGATTTTATATTTGAAAAATATGGACCTGTCATAAAAAATCATAAAGAGGACGGGACATTTGAATATATGCCAGTGAAAAAAGACATGGATATAAATTTAGAGGTATTAAAATCAGGCGGATATTCCGTGGACGACCTAATTGAAATTCAGAATATAATATTGGGAGAACATGAGGGAGCAACAGTGATTTTAAAAACTGGTAGGTACGGACATTATGTTGAGTGCGACGATAAACGCGAATCTATAAAATCAATAGATAAACCAAAAGACAAAATCACGCTAGAAGATGTGATTCCGCTCTTCAATAAAGAGGCAAAACAAGACAAAAACATATTAAGGAAAATAAACGACGATTTGTCGGTACGTAGAGGCAAATTCGGAAATTACGTGTTTTATAAGACAGAAAAAATGTCAAAGCCAGAGTTTTTCAATATCAAAAAATTCAAAGAATGCCCGATAACATGCGACAAAACCATATTTATTGACTGGTTAAATGTAAACTATATTAATAAGACATCAAAATTAAAATAAAATATCAAAAGTATGTAAATGACAACGGTTCAACCTACACCTGAACCTAATTTTATAAAAAAGTATTTCAATTATATCAATCTCGCATTATTTACTGGGTTATATATCGCGTGTTTTGTATATTTATTAAAAGATGATAGCAAAACTATACCCGCTCTTATACTAATATGTGTGTATCACTTCTTTTTTTTGTTTTTCATTTCTAAATTGATATCGCAAAAAACAGAGGAATCATTAAACTGGATAATGATATTATCTTGGTCAAGCATATTTATTTCTACTTTGTTTCAACTGATATCCATCCTTATTATTTTGATTACCTATAAATTTTTGATGGACAATTACATATCAAAACATATCGCGCTTCCGTTTGGTGCGCTTTTAAAAAAAGAGTTGAGCGATTATAATATTTTATTCGTTTCGATAATAAGCACTACAATTGTTTTCGTGGGATTATTACTATATAGTCATAACTACATAAATGGTCAAATCGATTTCTTCTTCCGACCTTTTTATTATCCTATCATGATATGTTCATTTGCCGTTGCAATTTTATCTATGTCCTCGGAATTAATAAAAATAAGCAATGATTTTTTAGAGTTTAAGAATAAAGCCGCTATATCTTTGCCGGCAACACCGAGTGATTCGTCGCAAAACTATACCGCAACTAGTGCTCCTTCAAGACAAGGAATGGAAATAATGGAAGGCATGGACCAACAAAGCGATTTGGTTGTAAAACCCATTGGCAATATAATTGTTCGTCCAAAAGGGTCTATTGATGTTTTACCACCAGCGGATGTACCATTGAACGCAAATAGTCAAGCAATTTTAATGCCAAATGTCGTTGGATTCACAACCCCTCCTACAGTTAATCGTGCTTCTACGCTTTTTCCTGTTACCTTTCCATTGACACTTGCTCCTGATCGAGCAAAGGCACCTGCACAAACAAAAGCACCTGTAGTTGTAGCACAACCAAAGGCACCTGTAACAACTATGGCTCCATTGCAAATAAAGACGCCAGCCCCAGCAGCGCCAAAACCGGTAACAGCAGCAGCACCAGCAGCGCCAGCAGCACCAGCAGCACCAGCAGCGCCAGCAGCACCAGCAGCACCAGCAGCACCAGCCGCTGCACCCAAACCAGTGCCGGTGCCAGTGCCAGCAGCACCAGCGGCGCCAGCAGCACCAGCACCTAAACCATCCGCCAAAGAAAAGGAAGTAGAAAAAGAAAAAATGCGAGCTGAAGCAATAGCCGCAGCGGCCGCTGCTGCGGCGGCAGCAGCAAGAAATGCGCATCAGCAGCCCATACATAAACCACAACCTCCTCCGCCGCCGAAAATGCCACATGTCCCCCCAGTAGTAGTGCACCCTCCGCCGCCGAAAAAAATTGTAGTTCACGTGCCGCCCCCAAGAGCGCGCGGAAGATAATTGCACATTGTGCGTTAAAATATATAAATAGTATTCTACATGATTATTTATATATGAAATACTACGAATCGCATTTTGACGATTATTTATTTTCATTAGAAAAATTTAATATGCATCCTGAGTTGGTGGATACTATAAACGCGTTTCCGAAAAACACCCATCAACTCAAAAATCTAATATTTTACGGTCCCGCCGGTTGCGGCAAATACTCCCAGGTTCTCAAAATTATCAAAAAATATAGCCAGAGTGAGCTGAAATACGAGAAAAAAATAAAGATATCTACGGAAAAACAAGATTATATCTATAAAATTAGCGATATTCATTATGAAATTGATATGTCCATATTAGGGTGTAATTCCAAAGTGGTATGGCACGAAACCTTTCTACAAATCGTTGATATTATTTCAGTAAAACAAGACAAAATCGGTATTATTGTATGCAAAAATTTTCATCTCATTCACGCAGAACTATTAGAAATTTTTTATAGTTACATGCAACATTATAACTACCCGGAAGCGAACATTAAAATAAAGTTTTTCATTATTAGCGAACATATAAGTTTTTTGCCAGAACAAATTATAAATTGTTCTCAAATTATACGGATAAAACGCCCGTCAAAGGATTTTTACGAAAGGTCTATTCTTTTTTCCAATCCTTCTACTACGACCAACGTTATTGATTCAGAACAATTCATAAATAAAATAGCATATCACAAAACTGGGCAAATAAATAAAGAAAAACACGAGTTGGTAAAAAATATAATGCGCCACATAGACGAAGACGGTATCATGAACGCGAAAGAAATCAAATCCTTTGATTTAATTAAGAAAGAAGAGCTTATACCAAAAGACATATTCAATATTGTTTGCGATAAATTAATAGAAAACATATCAGATAAAAATGCCCTTTCCTTTACGGGATTTCGCGACAATCTCTACGACATATTAACGTATAACATAGACATTTCAGAGTGCATATGGTATATTTTAAACCATTTTATAAAGTTGCGTCGCCTCGACGAAGATACGATCCACGAAATATTAGAAAAAACGCACACGTTTTTAAAATACTTTAACAATAATTATAGACCCATATACCATTTAGAGAGTATTATGTTTTATATCATAAACAAGATACACCATTACGAATGAATTTTAAAAAAGCTTGCGAAACATTAGAGATAGAAATGGATAAAAACCTTTCCAAAGAAACGTTAAAGCGGCATTATAGGATAAAGGCCCTGAAATATCACCCGGATAAAAACAAATGCCCCAACGCGTCGGAACAATTTCAAAATATACAATTGGCTTATGAATATTTATCCGAACACATTTATAGTTATGATGATATCGAAAGCGACGAAGAAACAAACGAAGATTATCAAAACAACTATAACAAAATGCTATTTTCTTTTTTCAAAAACATTATTGGCGGCGACGTGCAGCACTCGATTTACCAGATTATATTAAATAAGATTTCGAATACTTGCGAAAATAAAGCAATTGAACTCATAGAAAAATTGGATAAGAGCATATTGATCAAAACCTGTGACATGATAAAGAAATATAAAGACGTATTTCATTTCTCGCCCTTCTTTTTTGATAAAATAGAAGAAATGGCAAAGGAAAAAATAAGAGACGATGAATGTATTATATTAAATCCTGAAATAGACGACCTATTCGAGAACAATCTTTATAAATTAAACGTTGGTGAATATACTTATGCCGTGCCATTATGGCACCATGAACTGGTTTACGACAATTTAGGAAACGATTTATATGTAAAATGTATCCCTATTTTGCCAGAAAACTTGTTTATTGACAATAAGAACAATATTATTGTTTCAATAAATTGCAAGATAATGGAGATATGGATGAACGAAAAAATAGATATTCAAATCGGCAAAAAAACCTTTACGTACGACATGGATAAATTGAAAATGACACGGAAACAAACTGTTGTTTTAGAAAAGATGGGCATTTCAAAGATAAATACGACGAATGTTTACGACATATCAAAACGGTCAGATATTATTCTTCATATTACGATTACGTAATTCAATTATATATAATATAAAAATTATACTATATATAGGAATGTGTGGTATTGTTGGTTATTTAGGTAATGACATATTCACAAATTATATTCTGTCCGGATTAAAATTATTACAAAATCGCGGTTACGATTCGGTCGGAACGTCGTGCATAGAAAACGGAGAATTGATTACAAAAAAATTCGCGTCTACATTTACCTGCGATTCTTTAGAAAAATTAGAGAACAACATATCAGCAAATTGTCTTAATTCTCAGTGCGGAATCGGACACACCCGATGGGCAACACACGGTGGAAAAACAGACGCAAATGCACATCCGCACCATGATAATAAAAACAGAATAGCGATTGTACATAACGGCATCATCGAGAACTTTGACGAGATAAAAGCACGTCTATTGGAAAAGGGGTATTTTTTTAACTCACAAACCGACACAGAGGTTATCGCGGTCCTTATAGGCCATTTTTTAGACAAAGAGGAAACAATAGAAAAAGCTATACAAAATGCACTCAATGAATTATCGGGAACGTGGGCGCTCGTTATTATTCATAAAGATTATCCAAACAAAATATGGATTACTCGAAATGGTTCTCCGCTTTTATTGGGCATGGAAGAAGAATATATTATGATAGCATCCGAGCAAATCGCCTTCCATAATTATATCAAAAAATATATAGTAATCGATAATCACGATTTGATTGAAATATCAAAAAACGGCCGTTCGATAACGTATAGTAAAAATGTTCAAAGATACGCAATAAAAGAAAAAATAAACACGCATATAGAATTAAAACCTAATGGTCACAAACACTGGTTGTTAAAAGAAATTCTTGAACAACCGGATTCTATACTTAGGGCCATAAATAACGGAGGAAGAATCGAGAACAATACTTGCGTTAAATTAGGTGGATTAGATACGTGCAAATCTCGTCTTATGGACATAAATCATTTAATTATATTGGGGTGCGGAACTTCATATAACGCGGGACAGTGGTCACTCGACATATTTAAAAATCTCGATATTTTTCATACTGTGGTTATTTATGATGGCGCCGAATTTAATATAAAAGATATACCCAAAATAGGAGTATGTGGTGTTATTTTATTGTCTCAATCCGGTGAGACGAAAGATCTACATCGTTGTATTCAGATTGCCAAAGATTACGATTTGATAACAATTGGAATAGTAAATGTGATCGATTCTCTTATCGCAAGAGAGAGCGAATGCGGAATATATTTAAACGCGGGTAGAGAGGTAGCGGTGGCTTCTACGAAATCATTCACGAATCAATGCGTAATATTAGCAATGGTCGCGATTTGGTTCTCGCAAAACAGAGGGACATGCATAGAAAAACGAAAAAAAATGATTAACGACATAAGAAATTTATCGTTCCAGGCACAAGACCTTTGCGCGAACCTAGATATGGTAAAACATATAGCAGAACAATTAAAAGAAAAAACTTCATTATTTATATTAGGCAAAGGCAAAGACGAAGCCATTGCCAAAGAAGGTTCTCTAAAATTAAAGGAAGTTGCTTACATACACGCCGAAGGATATTCATCTTCTGCTTTAAAACACGGTCCGTTTGCATTAATAGAACCAGGGTTACCGGTTTTATTAATCGACGTAGATGAAGAAAACCGAGACAAGAATAAAAACGCATATCAAGAAATAATAGCGAGAAACGCGCTAGTAATAAAAATTAGCGACATTAAACAAACCGATGGATTTACTATAGAAAAAAACGCAACATTCGGAGGGGTTCTGGCAAACATGTATGTACAATTATTAAGCTATTTTATAGCAATCGAGAGAGGTTATAATCCAGATTTTCCTAGAAACCTGGCAAAGGTGGTTACTGTAGAATAATTTACATTTCGGATTCGTCGTTTAAAAAGTATTTCAAATAAGCATAATTCGTTTTGGCGTCATTATAACCGCTCATATATAAATCATTTAAATCAAAACTGTTTCTTGAAAAAAGAGTTGTGTATTGAGTAACATCGAATACCCCCGTTCCTTGATAACCAGGTTTTTCTTTCCACATGCTAGGATATATATGTAAATCCGGTTTCATATTTGTTAAATATGGATTTTTACTAAATCCGCCATCAAATGAATATAAATTTTTATATTTATGTATTAAACCTCCAGTTACAAACGGTATATGAGAACTGGCTATGCAGCAATCTATGGCATCTTCTAGAGTATGAAAGTCGTAATAAATATAGGTTTTGGGGGATAAATTTTCTATGGTTGTTACACCTATAAAGAGTCGGCGTAAATCAAAATCCTCTGTTTTCGCGTATAATAAAAATCGTTCTTTCATGGTCATTTCGATGTCATGGATTGTTCTCGATTTGTTTCTGCTATAATCAAGAACGTTTTGTTTTAATAACATAGTATCTTTTTAATAACAAAGCAACAAACCGTTCCATGCTCCGGCGGAAGCCCCTGAGAACACATAATTATCCAAATTAAACATATCTTTTATAAATACACAAACTCCTAACATGTAAATACCCTTATAACCTCCCGGAGAAATGGAAATCAACTTTTTTCCTTTTAAAAATTCATTCGTATCAAATAGCTGTTTATACGAAACATCATTGTTTACAAAGACAGGTTTCCGATTAGAAAATAAATATGCATTCACCGCTGTCGAAATTTTTACGTCTTTCAACGTTGAAACTTTTTCAAATAAAAATCGCGCATTAGTTGGCGTTTTCGATGAAAAAAGATTCAAAAACATAAACCCTAATATATATATAAAATTCATTTTATATATATGAGTAAAAAAATAATACCATTAACGGTATTGTTTTTTGTGGTCAATTAAATTTATAGTCAATTCTGCTCAAAGTTACACGTCAATTTAAACCTTCTTCTTTACAATCTTCTTCTTCGGCGCCTCCTCTGCAACAACCGCAACCGGCTCGGGGGCTGGCTCGGCAACAGGAGCTGCCTTCTTCACAATCTTCTTCTTCGGTGCCTCCTCAACAACTGGAGCCGGCGCGTCGGCCTCGTCATCGCTATCCGCAACAGTAGTGTCGACTGGAGTAGAATCCTCCTCCTCGTCATCGTCATCGTCGTTGCTATTTGACTTATCCGCGACCGCCTGCTTCTCAATGGAAGTGCAAACATCATCGGGAATATGGCAAGTGCCAAACACGCTAACCACCTCAGGCGGCTTAACAACGCATTGCGTCAGCTTCCAGGTCACGCCCCAACCCTTTCCGCCGATCCAAATGCCGCCGCACTGAAGAACGCATGCAACGCGGCTCTTCTTTGGAACGAAATCCATGGGAGTGAGAAGAGGATTCTCAGGAGAAGGAAAGATTAGCTTGCGATTCGTGTCATAAATCTCAACGGCCCACTTGTCGGCATAAACAGGAACCTTGGGACTGAAACTAGGACTCTTCGTCAAGTCGATCTTCTTCGTAACCTTGTCCTTGCTGTACTTCAGGAAAGGAAAGAAGGTATGCTTCAAAACCTCGCGAGACATCGGCTCTCCCCAC